TCTGTTAGAAGAATTTTAAAGATGTGACCAGTAAGATGGTCTTTTACACACCAGGTTTTCATAAGTGTCAAGGCGAAAGTCTTGCCCTATGTAGACGTTTTTCTTCATAATATTTCCAAACATTTGGTGCCCATTTTTCAAGTTCTGGAATAAAAGAATCGCACAATGCTTGAATTTCAATCTGAGCATCAAGTTTAGAACGAAGATCCATAAAGTGAAGGACGGAACGCAGATTAAAAGAAACTACAAAGTTTTGACGAATTGCCTGAGGAAGATAATCACGAATATGCTCTTCACACATCCCCTGTTCGTAGTAATTAGCATACTCCTCACACTCCCCTAGAATCCTCTCTAACTTGCGTTGGCGATGTTCGGTGGTCCATTCATACTTTTTACCTTTACGGTTGGTATAAAACCCCTCAGGGCGCACATAGAAGACTTCTTCTGGGTCAAGTTCTCTCTTCGCAACTTTGATCACCCGTCTTCCAGTATAACGCTGAGATTGAACATCCCAAGAAGTTCCAATACGATGAGTTCTTGATTGAACCATTACGCTGTGAACAAAACCTGCCACCGAAAAAGTAATGCCAGGATGCTCCAATGGACCCCAGTGTCCTCTCTCATTTGCAAGTAGTTGTTCTACAATCCATTCACCACATTCTTGATGATTTGGAACTTCTACTTCGTGAATAGGAACTTCCGAGTAATCTCCTTTTCCTGCCTGCCAGATAACTTGTTCTGGAATTGGATAACATTGAAGTTTTACAACTTGTAGTCTTTTATCAAGATCTAATAGGTCCTTTGCTTTAATGGGTTTCATTTCTTTCCAAATCCTTTTGATGTTTTCTTTTGCAATTCTGCGATTTCTCTTTTGACCGCTTGCAATTGTGATTTCATTTCAATAATCCTTTCTTTTGCATAAAGATGTTCTTTTTCTATAAGTTTTTCAAGTAACTTGACAAGTTTTTTTGCCCTACTAATCCGTGCATCCATTTTTATAACATTTCAATAATAGCATAGTTTTTATGATGTTGACGCTGCTTCTTATATGTTTTATGTAAATTTTGCTTTGTTAGTCCATTTTCTTTACAAAAAATTGTAAGATTATTAACTTTAACCAGTTCTCCATTTGGAGTTTTAACTAACCATTTTTTTGAATTGTCTGGAATTACAAAGACGTTATTCCTAATTGCATCTTGTATGTTTTCTTTTATTGTTCCCCACTTTAGATTGGATAGAGAATTATTGTCTTTGTTATCATCAAGATGACGGACTACCTCACACTGTTGTGGATTTGGAATAAACGCCACAGCAAGAAGTTGATGCAATCCTTTATGCTTTCTTTTTCCTTCTAAATTATACAAAGTAAAAGCATAATATCCTCTCTTATTTTTATGCCCCCTGATATATCTTTTTAATCTTAACGAATAAACTCTACCATCAGCATAAATTTTATAATGAGGAAATTCTTTCAAAATCTTAAAGTCCGTCCCCATCATCATCGTTGATCCATTTATATGATTTATTTATATGATTAGTCACATCATCGTTGTCATCGTCATAAAATACTTCGTCGTAATCATTGATGTGTTGAACAATTTCTTCATACTTATATGAAGTTGTGTCAGAATAAATCTCTGTTTTAAGACATTCTACAAGAGACTCAAGATTTCTTACAATTAGTTTAAGTTTTTCTTTATCCATTTTGCAAGTTCCATTAAGGATATTATAGTTAAAAAAAAGAGGGGAGTCAAGTCCCCTCATACATTATGCAACTTGTGGTTGCTTTGCCATATTCAGTTGTGCAATTTTAAGAAACTTTTCTTTTTTTGCTTTGAGTTTAAGATAACGAACGAAGTAAGTGTTCATTTTTGCCCCTCCTTTACAAACTTAACACCACGATAGGTTTCGTTGTATGCTTGAGGTTGTTGCTGTTGTTGTGCCTGTTGTTGGTGACGAACTTCGGTGTCATATGCTACACCCCTATAAACTACACGGCTCATTGTTTTTGCTCCTTAAGAAATGAGATTTTTTAATTCCCCGTTCCTTCAGGCGGCGTTTCCGTTCGCTATTTGCAAATAGCGAATGAACGAATTTGCGTTCCGCGTCGTCTTACTTGCGTCCAGATTTCCTGGATGAACGATAAGAGTATTATACTCTCTTCGATCATATTTATCAACTATACATTGTATAATACGATACAGTTTTAGAAAATCTTAATAAGATAAATTTTTGCCGGAAATTTTTTACCCGATCCGACAAATCACTTTCTCTTTTTGGTTTTGGGTGCCTGATAACCCCAAGTTTTTGGATTGAATGTACCATATCCAAACTCAATACTTCTTAAATTATCACGAAACTTATCCCAATACATATCAAATAATTTGATTTTAGATCCTCTTGTGAGATCAAAACAAATCTTACCATCTACAAGATACTTGATGATATAAGAATCTCTGGGCGCTTCTTTTATACATACCTCTTCATATGAACCATTTTCAACAATGATATCACAACCATATCGTGACTTACAGGTTTCTCTTTCTGCTGGTGTCCAATGCTCCATATGCTTTTCTGTATCTTGTATGTTACTCACAACCTGACTCACGAACGCCCTCCCCATTGAATGTCGGGATAAGCTTCCGCAACCACTTCTTTACTAATCTTATATTTGGTTTCAAGTTTTTTATCCTTCACAAGACAAATAATCTCTGCTTCCAGTGGATGAAGCCCTTGAAGAATATTAATGAACATTGTTTCTCTACGGAGAGAACTCAAACCATCATTACCGCCTCTCACAAAGTTATAAAACTTTTGATATTCTTTACGAATTGAAGAACGACCCTGATCTTGTGAACCAAGAGAATTTGTTCCAAGTTCTTCCATTTTATCAACCGCATCGGCAATCTTTTCACTCAAAGTTCCTTTGAATGAATCCATTTCATTCACAGCAGAATATGGAACATCGCCAGGAGGTAATACTGAAGTAATACTTTCATCAAAGTTCCAAATAAAAATAGATTTAAGACAAGGATGTTCGTATTTTTTCAAAACCTCAACTTTTTTGGAGTTGCTTCTTTGTTTTGCAGCAGCATTCAGAATTTCAAAAACAAAAGGATTTGCAGGAAGTTCTGGAATTGATTCTACAATTACTTTTGGTGCTACTGGTTTTTTTGTCGTTGTAGTTTTTGTTCTACTTGTTGATGTTTTAGTTGTTGTCATAATCAGTTACTAAAAAATTAAAAGTTAATCTTCATTTTCATCATCGTCCTCATCATCATCAAAGTATCCTGGTTCAAATCTTACAGAAACTATTTCTTCATCAATTAGATCACCATCCTTATCATAAAACTCTGGATGATATGCAATTTGTTTTGGACCTTCGTGATGAGTCATCATATACTCTCTTGCCATCCAACCTGCGACTAGTCCCACTATAAGAAATAAAACTGTTAGAAAGGAACCAAATACTAGACTAATTGCTAACATTACTTTTTCTCCGGGAAACTACTTTTTTATTCCTTGATTTTAAGGAAAATTCAAAATAGATAGTGACTTCCCGATTTAGAAAGCAAACTATCTTCTCAAAAATGAGATGGAATGGTTGAGTCTGCTTTCTTTTACCTCCATTAAGTATCAATTCAACACCACGGTTAAAGTGGTCTTCCTCTTTATTTATGGTTTTATCAGACGATTTGATTTTCTTTGAGGAATTTGATTGTGTCAACGCATCCTCCTAACTTTTTATCATTACAAATTACTTGTGGGAACGTGGATCCTTCACCAAATTCTGCGTAAAATTCTTCTCTGGTAAAGTCCTTATCCAAAGTATACACGACGTGTTGTAGTTTTGTCAACTCTAACACGTTTTTAACTTTGTCACAATAAGGGCAACCTGGTTTCGAATAGACCGTAAAGTTCATATGTATAGTGTGTAAAATAGTCATTATACTATAAGTTTAGTGCCATAAAAAGTCAAGAAGGATAAGCAATAATGACGATACCGGAACCACCTGAACCACCTCTTCTTCCGTCATCCTCTCTTGTTGCAGCTCCGCCGCCGCCACTGTTGGCGTCTCCATCGTCTACTTTATAGTATGTTGGATGAAGAGGTGAAGTTACCATTATTAATCCCTGACCTCCACCATCAGTTGCTGAACCTGGACCAGGATCTCCGGCAGCTGCACCACCTCCACCATATCCAACTGCAGATCCTGAGATTGAAGATGGAACCCCAGCAGAACCACTGGTTCCTGAGGCATTAGCACCGGCACCCGCACCGCCGCCGCCCCAGGCTCCGCCACCGCTGGCAGATCCAATCCTGGATTGTGGAGTTCCTGAATTGCCACCAGCTTGACCAGTTGAACCCAAACCTCCACCAGCAGAAGTTCCCCCAATTGATGATGCCACACCATTTCTTCCGGGATCTGATGGGCTATTTCCACCAGCCCCTCCTGCACCAATAGTAATTGTATGAACTCCAGGTCCAAGTGGTTGATTTGTCGAATTTATTACACCTCCACCACCACCAGCGCCACCATAAAATGAACCAGCTTGTCCAGAATGCCCACCTCCACCTCCACCTACAATCAAATAATCAACCGTTAATGGTTCTCCAGTTGTATTATTAAATGATCCTGATTCTAAAAATGTATGAATAGTTTTTCCACCAACATAAGAAATATTTCCACCAGTTGCCTTTGCAGTAAAAACTGGTTTTCTTGTTAAGTGTCTTACAATTACAACGCCAGAACCACCATTTGCTGATGAACCAACAGGTCCTGTTGCTGGTGGTGGTATATTGACAGCATTTCCGCCGTTTCCTGTTGACCAAATTGCATTCGCTGCAGGTATAGCATCTAATACTCCATTTCCACCGATTGCATAAGTTTTTGCTTGGCCTGTAATTGAAATTGGCAGTCCAGAACCGCCAATTCCTGGTCCACCACCACCAGCCCCACCAGCTGCCCCAGCACCACCTCCACCAGCACCTCTTCCTGGACCAGCAGGATTATTCATTCCACCTCCATTATTTCCTTGTCCAGATTGACCAGTTCCTGATGATCCTCCTGAAGGATTGCCAGACCCTCCTCCCCCACCAGAACCACCGGTGGATCCACTAAAACCATTTACTGGAGTTGGTGTCGAGTTACCTGATGTTCCACCAGCACCACCACCAAAAACACTAATCGGAGATGGTAAACTAAGTGATGATGCGCCACCATTATATGCAGGTCTTGGTGAATTTACGCCGGCACCATATCCACCCGGTCCCCCACCACCTATAGTTACTGCATAATTTCCTGGTGATGATAACGTCACTGCAGGCTGTCTTAATGGTGCAGGAATATCTGGATGATTTGATAATAAACCACCAGCGCCACCTCCACCTCCACCCCAACCATCCGCTTTACCTGCTCCCCCTCCTCCACCGCCACCAACTACCAAATATTGAATAGGTGCTTGCGAAATAACCGTTCTTATCTGCTTTGAATTTGAAGTATAACTTACATTAGATGATATACTGGAAACATCAAATGCCCCAGTATTATTAAATACGTGAACTTGATAAAAATTATTACCTTCTTGAATTATTGAGACATTACCACCTGTTGCGGTAAGGATATTTTGAACATCACAATTACCAGTAATTCTTGAAAGAGATCTACCTCTATTAAAACGATTAATAGTCATTTCTCTTTCTCCCTTTAAGTTTTATAATCAGTCAATAATAGTCTCATATGAGCAAATAACATCCAGATCATTTCCTGCGGATGCCGTGACTACGATGGAACGATTTTCTTCTAGATAGATTGAAGATGCCTTATCAAGAACAACAAGAGTTGAGTCTGCTGCAACTGCAACTGTGTGTGCTAACTTAAATCCTGTTCCTGCACCTGCTGCTGCATTATGAAGTGCGACGGTAATATCTGCACTATTAGTTCCATCATCATTTGCTACAATAATTGAGTTGATTTTATAAACGTAATCACTACTTGCAGGGTTGCTAACAAGAACCGTTGCACTGGTATCAGCCAGACTCAAAAAGGTAGTAACACCTACAATCGTTGTCACACCTACAATATTTGGAGCAGCCATAGTTATCCTAAATTTTTATTTCTTTGTTTTATTTATATCAGGCACGATATTCGTCGTAACCTAAAATTCTTTTATATGCGATCATTTTACCATTAGTCACTGATGGTAAACTTGTTAGTTGAGATCCGTTTCCAGAAAATGAAGATGCTGTCACAATACCAGAAACATTGACATTGGTAACATTGTAATTAGTGGCAGTTAAAATTCCAATTACATTTACACCACCAGTAACATTCAGTTGACTACCAGATGGAATTGTTGCACCACGAGTAAGTTCAACTCCACCATCTTCATTTTTATTTGTAATTCGATTAACTTTAATTTTTGACATAATCTTTACGCAATTAATGTAAAGGCGATTGACTTGGCATTACTAATCACTGGAAGTGATGTTAGATTTGCTGCGCTTCCCACTAAACTAGTTGCTGTTATAATTCCAGTGGCATTAATATTTGTTCCGGCGTGTGTGGTGGTAGTTACAACTCCACTTGTAAAGTTCGCATTACCATTAATTGTAAAAGATCCACCAGAAGGAACGGTCGCACCATAAGAAATCTGCACTGGTCCTATCGGATCATATGCTTCGATTGAGTCAACTTTTATTTTAGAGTTTACTGACATTTTTCTATGCGATCAGAGTGAATGCAATTCCTTTACCATTTGGAGTTCCAGGAACATTAGTTAATCCAATACCACGTCCTTGAAATGATGTTGCTGTCATTACACCAGACAAGTTCATATTACCATTTACAACCAGAGATGTAGAAGTCACAATTCCAGTCGTGTTAATTACAATATCACCACTTATAGATTGACCAGAAGGAAGTGTAGCACCAGTGCTGAACTCTACTGGTCCATTATCATTTAGATTTACAATCTTGTTGACTCTTAAACTAGACATTTAACCTCCTCAAACAACGGTAAATGTGTTACCAGCACCAACGGTCACCGTGGCATTAAGTGCCACTGGACCGAACATACCATAGTTATGACCAGATTGTGTTAGTGAGATAGCACTATCAACACTCTGTGGATTGGACCAAATATAACCAGTTGTAATACCAGTTGTTGAAACACCAGATCCACCACCAGAAGAACCAGAAATACTAATATCAACAGTTTTAGTTGCGGAGTTATAAACAAATGTATTTCCAGATCCAACAAAATTTAATGCTGTAATCGTATTGGCAATCGAAACCCCAGCAGATTGGATACCAATACTAAATCCACCACTTGCACTTACAATACCAGTGACATTCTGGTTAAGTGTTGTGGCAGTTGCAACACCAGTGATGACAATACCATTTGGAAACTCAGGAGCACCTGTACCGGCACGATTAACTATTCTATCTGCTCTGATTCTTGACATTAGATTATAGAATCATCCAATATTAAAAGTATTTATTACACAAGGAAGTTGGTTGTTTGGTTAGTTATAAACAACCTGGTTTCGAATAAACTGTGAAATTCATATGTATCGTTTTGTTTTGTTTTATGTATATTATAACAGATTATTGTTTATTCGACTATGGTTTAATAAAAATAGAACAGGCAGTGCTTCCAATTGCACCCCAACTGATACTTCCACCAGATTGAGATGCTTGACCAGACATCCAGTGTAAATTTGTATAAAGAGCAGTTGGACCAAAAGTCCAACATATAGGATAAGTAGTATATGGTGGAGCACTAATCGCAGTCCCATTATAGTTATGATCATTAATCCAAATATTTGTAGCGTGGTTGCACCTGCCTTGGCTATCATTTGTATATTGAACTGCATAATCAAATGTCCCATCACTAGTATTATCCAGTGATAAAGTATAAGTTCCAGTTGGGTCTAAATCAGTTCCCCAATTTGGCAAAGTAGTCGAATATGCTAGTTTTGCAGTTCCTGCTCCGTTATTAAATAGGTTATCTCCACCATTTGCAACCCTAAACAAAAAATCTGTTCCTTTTAAAGCACTAAAATCACTTGTATGTATTTTTCCTGCTTGATTAGCATTGATTTCACTATTAATCCAGGTTCCCCCAGAATTAATAGCAGCAGTTCCACTAACGTCTGTCCCACCATAATATTGGATTGCTTTCATCCATCCACCACCATACCTTTGCATTATACAATATGTTTGGAAGGTAGTATTTGTTCCACCAGGAATTCTAAAATAATATATTCCATCTGGTGCTGTTGGATTTGCAGCAAGAATTTGAGATGCACTAACCGCAGGATTAGAAAGTGTTCCTAATGTAGAAACAGAAGTAGATAAAACATCAGGATTCTTACCGAATCCACCCATTTTTAATCCAGTAAAAAGAGGTGCCATACTATCAAACTCCTACGTTACCTTGTCTAAATCCCCCGTTCTTCGTTGCATAAACCTGGTAACTTGTCGCAGTTGTATTTGTTCCACCAGTATAATGCACAAAGAACGAAACAAAATCTCTATCATTTGCAGTTGAAGATAGAGTCACCGTTGTTCCAGAACCAACTAGTGCTCTGGTTGAGATACCAGCAACTGCTGCTCCGTTCTCATATCCAATCACGGTGCAGTTAGTTCCAATGCCAGTTGTTCCTGTTGTGTTTCCAGTTCCTGCTGCGTTCTGTGTAAAGATGCAAGTAATGGTTGTTCCATTTGCATTACCAGTAAAGGCAGGCATATTCTTAAACGAAACCACACCGATGTTTGCACCAGTTGGAATAGTGTAAGTATAAGTCGTTGCGTTTCTTACATCCATTTCCAGAACAAGATTGCTACCACTCATATAAGTTGTAGCGGCAGCAACAGTTTCTAGAACACCCTTGAACTTATTGGGATCAGAATAAACAAAAGAACTACTACCTCTCTCCCAAGTCCAGGTCTTGTCTCCTCCTGCTCCACCAAAGATTGTAATACCACCGCCATCTGCCGTTGTGTTTGATGGGGTTGTTGTAGTTCCGATACCAATGTTCTTATCTTCTACAACCAGATTAACAGTGTCAAGTGTCGTTGTTGTTCCCTGAACTGTTAAGTCACCAGTTACCGTTGCATTTCCAACCGTAATATTTGGAGTTCCAGTTAATCCTTGTGCATTGGTCGCCAGTGTTGCTGCCGATGCAGTCCCAGTTAGGTTTCCAGTTACATTACCTGTAACGTTCCCAGTTACGGCACCAGAAAAAGTAGTGGCGGTGATAACACCAGTTATAACGGCACCATTTGGAAAAGTTGGAGCGCCAGTGCCTGTCCTATTACTAATATTATCAGCTCTGAGTGTAGACATTAACTTATCCGGATACCAAGTTTATTTGTATTTATAGTTGTAATATATCAATGATAAACTCTTCACCATCACCAACAGTGAGTATCTTTGTGGCATTCACAGAAACGATTTTATTTTTTGTATGAAGAGTTGAAGGAGTGGCATAAGGTGAGGTTAGAGTTGTATCTTCCTCAACATAAACAACATCTT